GTTTGAGTACCGAAGCTTAAAAACTGTAACCAGTGATGGGAGCGTAACGGACTCTTTTCTGAAAGCGCTTTACGCAACAGAGAACTGCTACTACTGCGGAAAATTTACAGCAAAGAACCAGCGCACAGCAGACCACAGAGTCCCGTTAGCGAAAAGCGGCGCGCACACAGCGGGAAACCTCCTTATGGCTTGTTTGACATGCAACAGCAGCAAGCGGGATATGACAGAAGATGAATTTATAAAAAGGATTAGAAATGACGATTTATGCAAAAGTAATAGCGGATAGTGAAAATGAATCCGGAGTTCGCTTGTCAACTCTGGAGTTGAGCTATCCAAGATTTATCCACGGTGAGCTTTTAACTCATCGGGTTTTCAGCCGCAACGCCATGAGTTCCCGCGCTATCCCGGTATCAAAGATGATTGAGCAAGTGCGCCGTGATCCAGTGATCCCTATTCATTGGGGAGCTAACCAGCCCGGGATGCAGGCTGACAAAGAGGTAGAGAACGTCATAGGAGCCGAGCAGCAGTGGCGATGGGCTGCACAAGCAGCAGCAACCTACGCCGAAAGCATGAGCGCCCTTGGTCTTCATAAGCAGATCGTCAACCGGATTCTTGAGCCTTTCCAGTGGATGCGAACCATCTTGACGGGCACCGAGTTCGACAACTTCTTTGAACTGCGCATCCACCCGGACGCCGAGCCGCACATCCACAAACTCGCAGTCGAGATGAAGTCCGCAATGGACGCATCCACACCCATCCGGAGATTGAGCGTGATGAAACATCACAGTAGCTGGCACTTGCCCTATGTGAGTAGCTTTGAGCGACTGTCCTACGGTGTCCTGACACTGTGCAAGACCAGCGCGGCCCGCTGTGCCCGTGTGAGCTACCTTACGCACGATGGTGCTACCCCAAGCCTTGACGCTGACCTTGCGCTGTATGACCGCCTTGCCGGGGGTGTACCGATGCACGCATCACCACTTGAGCACCAAGCATTTTCAGGCCGTTCAACAGACCACAGCGGCAACCTGACGGGCTGGGTGCAGTTTCGCCAGATCATCGCAGAAGGAGCAAAAGATGCAGTGCGTGAATGACGATTGCGAGAGCCTGGCAACAAAGGTCGTAGAGACAAGAGCAACGCCAGCCGTAATCCACCGCCGCAGGAAGTGCGCTTGCTGTGGGTGGAGCTTTGTCAGTGTTGAGGTGTTGTCGCCAGATCAAAAAATGCCGCTTGACGACCGCAGATCGAGGGCTAAGAAATGACGCACAAACTGAACAGCGACAAAACAGCCGCAGTCTCTCTCGAGGCTGAGTGGCTACCAATTGATTCCGGCACCCCGCGAGGCGTCAAGGTGCTCCTGATTAGCCAGAAGTACGGCATCACATCAGTCGGATTACATATGTCAAGCGACAAATATTTCACCCATTGGCACCCGCTGCCAAAGTTCAAAAAGGATAGCAAATGAGTTACAGCAAATACGAAATGAAGGTGCTCCAGTGGGGCATGGATCGCGGCATCGTGCAAAACGCAAAGCCGATGGGCCAAGCAATCAAGACTCTCGAGGAAGTGACTGAGTTGCTCGACGCCATTAACAAGGGTGACATGCCAGAGATCAAGGACGCTGTGGGCGACATCATTGTCACGCTCCTGATGGTGTGCGCAACGCTTGACATTGATTTGACTGAGTGCTTGAAGGGTGCGTATGGGCAGATTAAAGACAGGCGCGGGTATCTGACAAGCGAAGGCGTTTTTGTCAAAGAGGTGGTGGCGTGATCCAAACCGAGTACCTTCCACCCCCCGAACTGCACCAGCTCACAGGATACGCCCGCCCGACATCGCAAGCCGGGTGGCTTAAAACTCAGGGAATTGCGCACAGAGTTGACGGCAGGCGCATCATTGTGTCCAGATTGCATGTTCAATCGTGGCTTGAAGGGCGCACAGTCGTGCAGTCAAGAGGGCTTAACTTAGCGGGGATCAAGTGAAAAAATCAAAGTACCCAAGGCTACGCAGCAAGGTTTACAAAGGCGTCGGCGGGCAGGTGTATACATACTACGTCTACGACAACCGGGGCAATGGTGCGCCTGATGTGCGCCTTGGGACTGATTACGCCGCCGCCATTGCTCAGTGGCACAACCTGCACAACCACATCCCACTGACGATTGGCAGGGTGCAGCAGGCTATTGAGCGTTGGCGGGATGAGGTGCTGCCAACTTACACCGTCAACGCCACCCGGCAGCAGTACAGGTGCTATCTGAAAAGCATCGAATCAGCTTTTGGTCAAATGGCTTGGCATGAGGTGCGGATTCAGACCTTGCGCCAATACGTCAACGCCAGGAGCGCAAAAGTTTCAGCAAATCGAGAGATGGCGGTGTTTGCGCTTGTCTGGAATAAAGCGAGGCTGTGGGATATGACGGAGGCCGTGTGGCCCGCATTGGGGCTGGCTGCGAAGGACTGGCTAAACAAAGAGGTGGCGCGGGTGGTGGATGTCACCGACGATCTGTTTAATGCAATCTACGCGCAGGCTGATCGCGTCCTGAGAGACAGCATGGACATTGCCACGGCCACAGGAATGAGGATCACCGACATCAGGACGATCAGGATGCCGGTGAATGGCGTGCTGCGGTTCCGGGCCAGCAAGACGGCGAAGTGGGCAGAATTTGATATTGCTCAGTCGCCGGTATTGTCTGAGCTTGTGGCGCGGCGTGAGGCCATGAAGGCCCACAGCGTCATGCTGTTGGCAAGCAACACAGGCCGACAGGTGAGCGAGTTCATGCTGTCTGAGCGTTGGACAGCAGCAAAAGAGTCGGCAATGCGGGCAAACCCTAAGCTATCTGCTGAACTGCGCGGTCTGTACTTGCGAGACTTGCGCAAGCGTGCGGCCAATCTGGCAGACGATATGCAGGGGGCAAGCAAGCTATTGCAGCACTCAAGCGAACGGCTCACAGAAGCGCACTACCGCACAAAGCCGGTTAAGCTGTTGGCGGTGCGTTAATACTCCCCACAGTATGCTGAAATCGTAGGCGCATCAGGTGCTGTAGCTATAGCCAAACTCAGCTTTACCAGCATTTCCATGCGCCTAAAATCGCCCGCTAGCCCGCATGGTTACGCCATTTCATGGGGTGACTCCGTGTCAAAATGGACGCTACGTAAGTGGTTGATTTCATTATACTTTTCTCAATCGTTGGCGCATCAGTTGGCGCATCGTTGGCGCATCACTTAGGCTGAACAGAATTAGCCAGCAAGTCAGTCTTAGCCCTGCTGCCAGCAGTCGTGCCGAACCAGAAAGACGTTGCAGCCGTCCAGGCTGTACCGAGACTGCCCAGCATTATCAGCAACGGTGGGTTGTCCATCGAGCCTTTGTCGTACAGCATCCAGCCAAGGACGCTGAAAAAACCCATTGTGATCAGCAAGGTAAGCGCGGCTGGCATTTGGGAGGGTGCGCTCTTTTGCAAGTCCCGAGCGCTTGCCCGGTCTGCTGAACTCACTTCCTCGAGCTTGATCTCATGCGTCTTGAGGAACTTCTCAAAATCAATCTCGGCCAACTTTATTGCCGAGATTTGCTCCGGCGTCATCTTGCCGCTGTTCAGCACCTCGTTGACGGCCTCCAGTGTCTTACCCTCAAGACCGAGCTTGTCGGCGATGAACGCCGCAGCAGCACCGCCCAACGGCCCACCGAGCGCCGTGCCAATCATGGGCACCAGTGTTTTCAACCAAGATGTATCCATCATGTCGCCTTCAAGTTAGCAGCGATCCTGCGGCACCACCCGGCACTGAAATGTGACCACGTTTTCAAGTTGGTCATGAACTCCAGACGGTGCCCATTGAACCTTGCCTTAACCATTGAGCCGGCCAGCGTGGTGCAAGCCAACAGCGTTTTCATACCGATGACACCATCGTCAGCCGTGCCAACAGAGCGTTGCAGCCACTTGATTGACTGCCCTACGCCGCTGTTCACAGCAGCGTCAAACACATCAAACTTCACAGCATCAGGCAACTCATCGCAGCGGCAAGCATCCCAGTAGCTCGCCCGGTAAACCAACTTGGCTTCAAATACAGGGTAATCCCGCATGTCACCGTGGTAACCGTTGGCTTGCGCGACTCGCTGAGTCACACCCCAATTGGTTGCCCCGCCGGGGTCGGATGGATGGTTGCTGTAACCTCCCTCATGGCCCAATAGCTTTGTGAATGCTTCGTCAAATGTAGTCATGTGGCATCCCCTGATCGTCGTCTACGGCGCTGAAAGTGACTGGCCACAAAATCATCAGGCACTTTGTGCATCCAGTGGCTTGCGGTCACAATCTGCATGAGCACGATGGCAGACAGCAGCATGAGCACAATCCAGTCCGGCTCCCATCCGTAAACCGGCGCGCCAAGCCCCACCAGTGACGCCACCCCCATGCAAAAGATAGCAATCCGCACATCAATCTTGGTGGTGTGGCTGGTGCGCACGCTGCGGCAAAACACGGAGTAAAACAGGGCAAGGCACAACACCTCCCATACGATCAGCCTGGCGGTCATGGCTTGTTGCCCCCAATGATGATGTTTGACATGCGGGTCTTCACGGCTTCGATGATCTCAATCCATTTGTTACCCAATGCGCCAATGATGAAGGCCACTACGACATAGACCTCGAGGGCATCAATGCCAAGCCAAGGGCCAAGCAGCCCCGCGATCATGGCCGTGAGCACAATGGCCGTAACAAGACAGCGCAGCATGAGCCAAGCGCCTTGCATGCGGGTGTCAAGCGTGGCGCTGGACAGCGCCCACAATCCCCCACCAAGTGCGCCGAGGATGATCACAACGTAAGGGCCAGCAGCAGGCCCAAAAAGCCCCACGGCCAGCGTGATTAGGCTGACGCCTGCGAGAGTTGGGTGTAATGGTTCAGGCATTTACTTCACCACCGGGACAACTTGCAAAACAGGGGCAACAACCGTAGGCACCACCTGTACCACTGGCTCGATGACGGTTGGCACGACCTGCACGACCGGCGTTATCACCGGGCTTGTGTTCAGCACATCGTGGCGGTCAGCCGTGCCGTAAGTGCCTGAGCCCAGATTGCCCGTGCCTGACAGCGTTGTGGTGGTGATCGCCCCTGGCGCTTGAATCTTGCCCGCGATACCGGCGAAGGTTCCGTTTGTCGAGATCCCCAGGGCTGTGGCGTTGTTGCTTGCCGTCTGCTGGCTCAAGTAGCTGTAGCGCATGCCCATGACTTGCGTGAGTCCCGGAACCAATATGGACGCCCATTGCAGCGCCTGGCTGGCTTGTGGCGCTTGGATAGTAGCTTGCGCACCAGCAGATTGCCCCATGGCCATAGCCATCACAGCGGCCACTTTAGCGCTACCGTCACCAGAAGCCGCAATCGCAGCCATAGCCTTGTATCGTTCAGAGTCAGCCGCGTGGCGGGCGGTAGCAATGTCGGTTTGCGCTTTGCTGTATTGAGCGTATTCGGTGGCCGCGCAGCCGGACAGGGCCAGAGTGACAAAAAGAAAGGTCAGGATGGTTTTCATGGGTTCTTTCAAAGCGGCCTAAGCCGGTCAAATAAATCTTGCGGCGACATGTCATCGGCCCGCAGGCCAAGTGCAGCACCACAAGCCTCGCTGCAAAACCATTTGGTCTTGCTGTGCGGGAAGAATGGGATCACCGTGCGGATCAGGCCGATCCAGTCATACCCCGCACCCTCGCGGCTTTTGAACCACAGGTCAGCAGCAGCCTCGTTGCCATCGATGTCGATCACATCCCACCGGCCCGATTGAAGATTGATGACCGCCCTGCGAACACCGCCATCACGGGGGCTGGCTGACCAGCACAGGTCACCAATGACCAGCTCGCAATGGCTGTACTCGCTGCGGGTGACAAAGCGAACCAGAGCATCAAAGAAGTTGCCCTGGCCCTTGTAAAACGCCAACTTCACAAAACCTTGCCCGTCAGAATCTGCTCCTTGCGCCCCGGTGCGATCAGGCCGATGTAGGTCATGTAGCTCAGAGCATCGCTGACCGATTGCAGCGAGAGATCAACATTCTCTGTACGCGGGTCATTCATCAGGTCTTGCAGGTCGATGATTACCGGGTCTGTGCTGGCCTTAACCGCGATGCGCTCTGTACTGGTGAACAGCATCTTGTAGGTGATGACATCCACGGTAGGCGGCTTGGCGAGGGCTACGGCCTCTGCGTCATAAGACAAGTCTGCGTCTTCCAGCAGAGCGTCAAACTCGGCTTCGTCCGCGAAAGTGTAGAAGTAAGTCGGTGCGCCGCCGAACAAACGGCGAGGTGCTTCAGGCACCACGTTGTAAGCCTCCCAGCCAGCGACCGGGTGAGTGGCGTTGACATGGTAGCCGGGGAGTGCAACAGGCGCCACCAACACAGCGCCCTCGCTGTCGTAAGTGCCGGGGGTGTAAAGAGTTCCGAGAGTGTCGAGAGTAATCATGATGTTTCCTTAAGCCAAAGTTAGAGTTACAGAGCGCACAACGCCATCACTGCCCATGACCTTGACGGCTAAGGCGGTGTTGCTGGTGAGTTGGAAAACCATACTGCCAGGGCGTGCGGGGCTGGCTGCGGCTTGTGGCTCGAGCACAACGGCGTTGGGTTCTTGGAAGGCCATGCGGCCCAGCATGCCGTTAACAGGGACTTGATTGGGCGCGGTGCCGATAAGTGATGGCATGGTGTGTCCTTATTGGGTGGAGAGGGCTTGCAATTCGGCGTTCGTCAGGCGCTTGGGGTAGTAGGACAACGAGCGAAGATGGCCGTTGATCGGTGCCGACCCCAAGGCATTTCCTATGGCAATGTTTGTCACTGCTGGGATAGTCCCGCCCGTATCAACGACTGCCGCGCCCCCCTTGTCGGAGTAAGAGAAGTCATTTGCTCGGTACGCTACAGAGATAGTTTGCGCTGCACCAGCGACAGCAATAGTGGAAACCAGCGCTGCTTGATTCACGCCCCCATTAAGAATTACAGCGGCGTTGTTTGACGATGGGACACTAGCTCTGACGGTAATTCTGTTGTTTGCTGTACCGTCGCTCACCTCAAAAAATCCAGTTGCTAAAGATGAGCTGAGAGACGATGTGACCGCCGCAACAACAAAGCTCCCCTCATCCTGCCGATACCAGCTCGAGAAGTTCGCCCCCGTCATGCTCGCCACATCAGCAGCGCGGGTTGTCTGCGCAGACGTTGATGTATCAGCAGCGCGGGTGACTTGGCTGGCTACTGTTGGGGTGTAGCTTGTGGGGAATGCGTTTGCTTGAAGGTCGCCGCCCCATATGAATAGGCCGCTGGTGCCGTCGCCTGTGTAGACATTTGACGATGCAAAAAGTCTAAGCTCAACAACACAAACAGCACTTGCTGTTGCTGCTTCAGTAGCCCAGCACAAGAACCAACCATTGCCAGCAGCACGAATCCCATGACTCAGGGTGTTTGATGATGTTGACGTTCCAGCGACAAGATCAAAGACAGCTTGCGAGTCCGCAAATGCAGCGTTGTTTGAGTTAAAACTTATTTCAAACTTTGTTCTTTCCGCAGCTTTTAAAAATACAGCGTAGGTGTATGTCGTACCACTAACCACGGGCACTCCAGATTGGTATACCGAGTGCGTAGAGGTTGCCGTATTTTCAACAATTTTGTCCGCAGTGACCGCCCCATCAGGAGATGTAGTCGCATTAGCGGTTATTGTTACATTGGCCTTCACCCAAGCAGCGTTATCAAACTGCTCCGAATAAGTCAGCAGGTTCGTCCCCGCAGCCTCCAGCAATAGCTTGGGCGCTACCGTTAGATTCGTTGGGTTGTAGTTCAGTCGTGCCGCACCTGACGATGCTGTCTGAATCAGTCCGTTGGAGCCAAAGAATGTCGCTGTGCTTGCGCGGCCTGTGAAAGTCTCGGTGCTGGGCTGGTAGCTTGTGGGGAATGCGCCTGCTTCTAGCTGTGCGCCCCAGATGAATATGCCAGAGGTGCCGTCGCCTGTGTAGGTTGTTGACCCGTTGCTGATGTAAATGCGCGGGTCAATGCCTGTAGTAGCAATCGCCGTCCACGTTACAGAGCACCTAAACCATCCATTTCCCATGCTAGCAACTGACGAAGACGTTGGTGTGACAGTCCCAGCCACGGTGCAGGCAAACGTAGACCCATTGGTTAAGTCAAACCCCAACCCAATAGGAGTGCTTGCGCTACCAACAACAATCTCAGCCTTAGTGCGCTCAGCGGCTTTCAAGAAAAAACTTGCTGTGTATACCTGCGCTGTGAACGTAAACGACGAGAAATAACAGAGGTGCCCATTGTATGCCGTTGAATCTTCAACCAGCTTGTCC